CTTACAAATGGCCAGTCACGGTGGAAACACCTATTGATGGCGGCAAATTTCAAAAGCAAACGTTTGACGCGATCTTCAAAAAGATGAGCCGGTCTGAATTTAATAATTTGGTTGAGCAGGGCGATGATGCCTTGGTTGATCAAATTGTTGAAGGATGGGAGGGCATTACTGATGAGGACGGCAAAGAAATTCCTTTCACTCAAAAGACGAAAAAGGAATTGACAGACGATCCTTACGTGATGCGTGCGCTGATTACTGCTTATGCAGACAGCGTGATGGGAGCTTCACAAAAAAACTAAGGGACGCTGCTCGTCATTGTTTTGGGGCGAGTGGCGAGGACGAGGAAACTGAAGATGATTTAGTCGCCTTGGGTTTGATGCCTGAGGCGATTGCAGATTTGCGGTCTCAACGAAAGGCGCGTGACTTTGTGGTGTGGGAGGAGAACTGGGACATCGTGATGATGTTCTTGCGCATGCAAACGCAATGGAACGTTGGGATGTCAGGTGCGACTGGCCTTCACTACCCTAGTTTGGAGTCTCTCTGTAGACTGTATTCAGTCAAGGAACCCGTCGTCATTTTCGAAGGCGTACAGATCATGGAGCGAGAAGCCTTGACAGTCATGAACGAGCGCAAGTCATGAGCCAAGTCACTGAACTGCTGGTACGGATCAAGGAGCAGGGCGGTGAGCAGCTCACACGGCTTCAAGGCAGCCTGAAAAATCTTGCGCAACAAACTGCTGCAACAAATATTAACTTCAAGGAAGCGTCTGCAGAGCTTCGCAGAATTCAGCAAACGTCAACACAAAGCATTAACAACCTGAAAGGGTATTCCAGTGCTTGGCGTGAGATTGCCAACAGCGTTGACGTTGCCAGTGCTGAGTTCAAGCAAGCAACAGCAGAAGCTGATCGCCTTGATCGCCAACTGAACAAAATTCAAGGTCGCCCTGGTGGGCGTGGTGGCCTTGCAAAGGGTGCTCAGATCGCTGGCACGATTGCTGGTGCTGGTGTTTTTGGTGGCCCCGAAGGCGCTCTGGGTGCTGGTATTGGCGGTATTTTTGGTGGTGTCGCTGGTGCAATCACTGGTGGTGCAATTGGTGCGCAAATTGGGGCGCTTCGTCAAGCCACAGGCGCAATCGCTGAAAATATTGCAACGCTGAACAAATATCGAATTGCCTTGGCTGGTGTCAGCAAAGATCAAGATGATTACGGCGAAAGCGTTAAAGCGGTTAGCGGATTTTCAAAGCAATTTTTGTTGCCCCTAAGTGAAACAACTGAGCAATATACACGATTAAAAGCGAGCATTGTTGGCGCTGGATTAAGTACAAAAGAAACCAACGTTGTCTTTCGCGGTATTTCTGCCGCAATCATTGGCACTGGTGGAAACGCCGAGAAGCTCAACGCAGCATTGAATGCCACTTCGCAGGTCTTCAGTAAGGGCAAGGTTAGCGCCGAGGAATTAAGGCAACAGATTGGTGAGCGCTTGCCTGGTGCATTCACAATTTTTGCGCAGTCTCTGAACAAGACACCTGCCGAACTCGACAAGGCATTGGAAGATGGCAAGGTCACTCTTGCTGATTTCTTAAAGTTCAGCGAGGAACTATTTAAGCGTTACGGTAAAACTGCCGAGATTTTGGCATTAGCACCTGAAAATGCAGGCGCACGGATGAAAGTTGCACTGGAGTTGGCTGGCATCAGCTTTGGTGGCTTCTTCCAGGTTGTTGGTGCTGGATTCCAGAATTTGATTGCAGGCGTGTTGTCATGGGCGCTTGAGAATGAGACATCAATCAAAAGAGTTGTCACTATTTTCGCGATTGGATTTACAGAGCTAAGCAAGATCGTTGGCGCATTCGCAAAGTTTCTTGTTGATGTTTTTAATACAGCATTTTCAACGTTGCTTGGGAATCTTGATACTGTTTTGCAAAGGATTGAAGCGGCGATCAATCGTGCCAAGGCGGTTCAATCTTTAACGCCACAAAGGATTTCTCAATTTCAAGAGCAAGCACGTAAGGCGACCAACGAAAGGTTTGGCGGCCCCGCCGGTTTGTTTACTTTCTTGCGTGGTGACGAGGCTGGCAAGTTTTACAATCAATATTTTGACAATCTTATTGACAAGGCAACTAAATCCGCTGGCGCCAAAAAGTACACGGATACAGTCAGGAATATTTTGTTCCCTCAATTTACACCCTCGTCATTCGGCACTGGCCTCGGCAATCAACAGCTTGCATCTCAACTTGCGGGTGGTGCTGGTGACGCCGCTGCAGCAAAAGCCAAAAAGGGTAAAGAGATTGTTGATCGTACAGACGAAGAGCTGAAGCTAATCAGGGAGATCAATCGCCTGCGTCGTGAAGGGTTGAATACTGAGGCTGAATTTGTCGAGTTTGAGCTGCGCAAAATTGAAATCGCGCTTGATTTGGATGCCAAGCGTATTGGGACCAATCGTGCCATTGAAAGAAGCGAGGAGAACAAAACAAGATTGGCGCAAGCGTTGCAAAACGCGTTCAAGGGTTATGGCGATGAAGTACTGAAGTCATTGCAGGTACAGCTTGAAATCAATCGCGCAATCCAGGACGCCGAAATTAAAGCTGGAATTATTACTGAAGAAAAAGCCAAGCAATTGCTAATTGAAAGACAAATTGCCGATTTTGTTACACGCTATTCAAGACCGCAATTAGCACATCTAAGAAAGAACTAACAGAAGCCGAGCAGCTTGGCAGGTCCGTTGTCACAACGTTTGCAGATGGGCTTTCATCTGCTTTTGATGCCCTGTTTGATCGCGCCAAGAGCTTTAACGAAATCCTTAAGGATGTGCTGCGTTCTACTTCAAAACTGCTGTTCCAGTTTGCCTTGAAGGGAGCATTGAAAGGTTTGTTCCCTGGACTGGGCTTTGCTGATGGCGGCATCATGACTAGCAATGGTCCAATGCTGCTGAAGCGTTACGCCGCTGGTGGTATCGCCAATTCACCGCAGCTTGCCATGTTTGGCGAAGGAAGCCAGCCAGAGGCGTATGTACCCCTCCCTGATGGCCGTACAATCCCTGTGACGATGAAGAATGGTGGTAGCACCAATGTTGTCGTGAACGTTGACGCAAGGGGCAGCAGCGTGCAGGGTGATCAAGGAGAAAGCGCCGCCCTGGGTCGTGTTGTTGCTGGCGCTGTGCAGGCAGAATTGATTCGTCAGAAGCGTCCTGGAGGCTTGTTAGCGTAATGGCCACATTCACCTACGTTCCCAGCTTCAGTGCCACCGAGCAGAGCCAGCCGCGTGTCAAACGCGTTCAATTTGGCGATGGCTACGAGCAACGTTTGCGTTACGGGTTAAATATTGACGCAAAATCATGGCAATTATCTTTCACTAATCGCACAAATGCTGAGCGCGACAACATTTTGTCATTCCTTGAAGCGCGTGCAGGTGCCGAGAGTTTCGATTGGACACCCCCTCGCGGTACGGCAGGTAAATACATCTGCAGTGAGTGGGCAATGGAAATGGTGAATTACAACAACAACACAATTACTGCGACTTTTGTGCAGGTGTTTGAGCCATGAGCGAGATGTTTCAGGAGCTGCTCAGCTCCAGTCCCTACGCGATTATTGAGCTGTTCGAGCTACACCTTGACGCAACACTGCACGGCACGACTGAAATTGTTTACTTCCATCCTGGCGCAAATCAAAAGACACCATCAGGGAACATCATCTGGAAGGGCAAGCCATATCAGGCGCTGCCGATCGAGGTCGAGGGCTTTGAATACAATGGCAACGGTCAACTGCCGCGACCAAAAATACGCGTCTCGAATTTGCTTGGCAATATTTCGGCGCTGCTATTGAGCGTCAATGACTTCACCATTGGCAACGACTTGACAGGCGCGAAGGTGATCAGGATCCGCACGCTGAGCAGGTTCCTTGATCCTGTTAATTTCACCGGCGGCGTGAACCCCTATGGCACACCGGCTGATGAGGAGATGCCACGTGAGATTTACTACATCGACCGCAAGTCAGTCGAGAACAGGGACGTTGTTGAGTTTGAGCTGGCGGCAGTATTTGACCTTGCTGGTGTGCGTGCGCCGAAACGGCAGGTGATCGCGAACATTTGTCAGTGGAAATATCGCAGCGCTGAGTGTGGCTACACAGGCGCCAACTATTTTGACGAGTATGACAACGCTTTGGGCGCCAGCCCTGCACCCAATTTTGGGGTAACATCTTTTGGTGCGCAGCTCAACGTTGGCGAAACATTGAACGAAGGCGACGCGATCGTGTCATCCAATGGTTGGTATCGAGCGATTATGCAGGCCGATGGCAATTTTGTGGTCTACAACAAGGCGAATGTGGCCGTGTGGGCAACTGCAACTAACTACGGCGATGGCACTTGGCAACTCAGGATGCAAGCCGATGGCAATCTGGTCATTTACAACGGCAGCAGTGCGGTCTGGGCCAGTAATACGGTTGGCACTGCATCACCAACGGGGTTGTCATTCCTTGGTTGGTATCCAACTGATGGTGTCACTGGCCGCTCTGGTGGGTTTGGTTGGGAATGTGTTGGATCATCACCTGCCAGCGCTGGGCTGACCAACACGCAGACAGAGACGTTCACGGTCAGCAATCGCACGATTACGGTGCAATTTACGTTTACATCTACAGAATTGCCAATCGATCACTATACAGGCGAGACTTTTGCATGGAACGTCATCAGCAGCCAGACTATCAGCAGTTCAACGGGCAGTTACTATCAAGGCGAGGTGATCAACCTACCCAAGACCTTAAGCAGTAACAACCCCTTCAGAAATAATCACCCTACGTTTGGCACCTTGACTTCAGCGGGGCCACAGTACGAAATCACAAGCGTCAGCGGCAACAGCAATAATCGACTCAATATCACAACCACCGGCCAGCTCATTCTTTACACAGGCGCTAACACTCCGCTCTGGTCATCCAGCTACGCCAGCGCTGTTGAGCCTCTAGTGCAGACTGGCACTGTTGACCCGTTGCGTGATGTATGCGGCAAGCGGATCAGTTCATGCCGGAAACGCTTTGGTGAGTTCAACGACTTACCCTTTGGATCATTCCCAAGCGCTGGTACGTTCTACGGATGACACACTGGAAACACTACGCGCTGGAACATGCGCTCAAGGATGCACCACGCGAGGCTTGTGGGTTGGTGGTCGTCATCAAAGGTCGCGAACAGTATTGGCCATGCAACAACCTGGCGCATGCTCAAGACTTCTTTGTCCTTGACCCTGACGACTACGCCGCTGCAGAGGATGCTGGCGAGGTGATCGCCGTGTTCCACAGCCATCCGCAGACACCTGCGCAGCCAAGCCAAGCCGATCGTATGGCGTGTGAAAAGTCCGGGCTGGTCTGGCACATCTGCAACCCTGGCACCGAGATGTGGTGCGAGATCGAGCCGGAGGGCTACCAGGCGCCGCTGATCGGGCGGGAGTGGGTGTGGGGCGTAAGCGACTGCTGGACGCTGGTGCGGGACTGGTACAAAGAGGAGATGGCGCTTGACTTACCTGATTGGGAGCGGCCTGCGTCATTGCTTGAATTCCACAATGCCCCCATGTTCGAGCGGTGCTTTGCTGAGGCAGGCTTTCATGACCACGGCATTAGTGAGCCTGAGTATGGCGACGCAATCCTGATGCAGCTTGATGGATCACCGGGCCTGAACCATGTGGCAGTGTACGTGGGCGAGCAGCGCATCCTGCATCATTTGCGCGGGCGACTCAGTAGCCGTGACATCTGGGGTGGCTACTATCAGAAGAGCACAGGCTTGATCGTCAGGCACAGGAGCAGGTGTTGAAATGTTCCGCGTCATCAAGGTTTACGGCAAGCTGGCAAAGCATCTAGGACAGCGCAGTTTCAAGGCTGACGTGAAGACCCCCGCTGAGGCGATCCGGTTTCTGCTTGCAAACTTCCCTGACCTACGCGGTGTGTTATCAGAAGGTGATTACAAAGTCACTGTGGGCCGCAATCAGCTCGATCTAGTTGATCACCCAGAGCATTTGCATTTTCCTGTTGCCAGTCAGGAGCCGATCAGGATTGTCCCGGTGATTGCTGGTGCGGAGGGTGTTGGACAAATCCTTGCGGGTGTCGCGCTGATTGCTGCTGCAATCTTTATTCCCGGTCTTGGATTAGGTCTTGCCGGTGCAACAGTGACGCAAATTGGCCTGCTGGGCGGTGCGCTTGTGTTGGGCGGATTGTCGCAAATGTTGACGCCCACGCCGACAATTAAACAAGGCACTGATGGCGACAACGACCCGCGCAAGTCGTACAGCTTCTCTGGTATTCAAAACGTCTCGCGGCAGGGCGTGCCTGTGCCGATCATTTACGGTGAAGTGTTCACTGGAAGTATTGTCGTTTCGGCTGGCATCAACACTGAAGAGGTCACGTCATGACGAAGCGTTTGATCGCTGGCGCTGGCGGAGGTGGCGGAGGCGGTAAATCTGGTGGCGGAGGCGGTGGCGGTAGTGCAAACGTCACAAAAGACAATCTTGATTCACGTCAAGTCGCACGAATTATCGACCTTCTTTGCGAAGGTGAGATTGAAGGATTCCCGTCCGCTCGTGGCTACACGCTTGGTACGGCGGAATACAACACAGCGATGCTGAAGGATGTCTATCTGAACAACACGCCAATCCTTCGCTCAACCGCCAACCCGTCCGCCGTTCAGGCTTCTGATTACAACTTCGACATAACTGGTGGCGTCTTTGAGTTTCGCACCGGCACACAGAATCAGACCTATACGCAGAACGTAGGTGACGCCAACCAGAGCACCACAGTCGTCAACACTAAGGTCACGCAGGCATCGCCTGTGACACGGTCAGTCACTGATCCTGATGTCAATGCTGTGCGCGTCACGATTGGCACGCCTGCGCTTCAAATCTTCAAGAACAACGGTGATGTTGAAGGCGCTGTTATTCAGTACAGGATCCAAACTTCATATAGCGGCGGGCCGTTTTCAACCGTTTTTGAAAGTGAGATTAGAGGCCGCACGGCTGACTTGTATCAGCGCATTCATCGCATTGATCTGACCGCAGCCCCGCCGGTTGATGTTCGTGTTGTGCGCGTCAATGCAGATGCACCGGTTTCAGGCAACGAAACGGAAAACAGCGACTTCTATTGGTACGACTACACCGAGAAGATCAACGCCAAAACCACCTATCCCAACAGCGCACTATTCGCCGTCAAGCTGAACGCTGAGCAGTTCAATAGCATTCCGTCGCGCTCGTACCGTCTGCGTGGCCTCAAGGTGCGCATTCCTAGCAATGCCACTGTCAATCAGACCAATGGGCGACTTATTTATTCAGGCACATGGACTGGCAACTTTGGTGCTGCGCAATGGACAACAGACCCTGCATGGATCCTGTGGGATCTGCTGACTAGCAATCGCTATGGGTTCGGTGATCACATCGACTCGACGCAGCTTGACAAGTGGAGTTTCTTGGCCGCTAGTCAATACTGCACCGAGGTGGTGTCAGATGGCCGCACCGGTCAAGAGCCGCGTTTCTCATGCAATGTCGTCATTCAGACGCAGCAGGAAGCGTTCAAGCTGATCAGCGATTTGTGCTCAGTGTTCCGCGCCATGCCGTTCTGGGCAAATGGCACGCTTGAGATCGCGCAGGACCGGCCGCAGGACTACAGCTACATCTTCAATCAGACCAACGTCACAGAGGAAGGATTCAGCTACAGCGGCAGCAGCCTAAAGACACGGCGCACCGTCGCTGTTGTGCAGTACTTCGACATGAACCTGCGCGACCTTGCCTATGAGGTAGTTGAAGACAAAACAGGGATTGACAAGTTTGGTGTCGTCAAAACGGAGATTTCAGCATTTGCTTGCACCAGCCAGAATCAGGCCCGCCGCGTTGGCGAGTGGCTGCTATACACCGAACAGAACGAGACTGAGGTCGTCAGCTTCAAGACGGACATCGCCGCAGGCATTACGGTGCGGCCTGGTGACCTGATCAAGATCGGTGATCCTGTGCGTGCTGGTGTGGTGCGCTCGGGCCGCTGCACAAGTGGTTCAACAACGACAGTGGTCAAGCTCGACCGCGATGACGTTGAACTGTTCCCAAGCGGGCCGCCGCCTAGCTTCACCCTGAACGTGCTGCTGCCTGATGGCACCTTGGCAATCGTTGCAGGGTCAACGCTGGTAGGTAACTCAGTCAGCACTGGCACGGTCTTGACTGCAGCACCTGTTGCTGGTGCGCCTTGGACCATTGGTGACTCGGCCGTTCAGATGTCAACGTGGCGGGTGTTGACGATTAAAGAAGAAGGGGATGCCTTTGCTGTCACGGCCGTTGCGCATAACCCAAGCAAATACAACTACATCGAGCGGGACATTCCTTTAAGCCAGCGTGATGTATCAGACCTAAATGAACCCCCGGAAACGCCGACCAACCTAGGCGTCACCGAAGTGCTATATGAAAGCAATGGGCAGGTGCTGTCGAAGCTGATCATCGGCTGGCGTGCGGCTGCTCGGGCACTTAGCTATGAGGTGCGCTACCGGTATAACAACGGCAACTGGGTCGCGAACACAACTCGCTCGGTTGATTTTGAGATTACCAACAGCGACGTTGGCCGCTACGAGATCGAGGTGACAGCGCTGGGCGCGATCAACAGCAAGCGTTCGACACCTGCCGTCAAGACCTTTGACGCGATCGGCAAGACTGCACCACCCGAGACCATCCCGGATCTGTTCATCGCCCCGATCGACGAGCACACGGCTGAGCTGTATTGGCCGCAGGCGGTTGACCTGGACGTGAAGATCGGCGGCAAGATCCGCATCAGGCACACGCCCATCACAGATGTCACGGCGACATGGGGCAAAGCAAACGACATCGTGCCAGCCGTTGCAGGCAGCAGCACCCGCAAGATCGTGCCACTGCTTGAGGGCACCTACTTCATCCGCGCTTTTGACTCGCTTGGCAATGAGTCTGCTGGCGTCGCGACTGTGGTGGTTGACCTGCCAGCTCCTCAGGACCTGCTGCTGGTGCAGGAATACAGAGAGGAAGACAACAGCCCGCCATTCAATGGCACCGGGACAAACTTGTACTACAACGAGGCTGAAGTTGGCCTGGTGCTGTCGGCGGATGAGCTGGTCGATGACATGGCCACTGATGGTGATTGGGATGCATTGGGCCTGATCGACTACATCGGCGGCTCAGCCAGTGAAGGCACCTACCAGTTCTACGAAACGCTGGACCTTGGCGCCACCTACGACCTTGGCCTGCAGCAAATCCTTAAAACACGCGCCTACGAGCCGGGCAACACCTGGGACGAGCGCCTTGACCTGATTGATCTATGGGATGACATCGACGGTGATGACCTTGGCGCGGCTAACTGCCAACTGTTTGTCAGGACCACTGGCGACAACCCGTCTGGCACGCCGACCTGGGCAAGCTGGCAGCCGTTTGTGAACAACACCCACCGTGGGCGCGGCTTCCAGTTCAAGGTTGTGGCCACCACCACCAACGCGGCGCAGAACGTGGTGATCGAGGAGCTGGGCGTGATCACGCAATTTGAGCGGCGGACTGAGCAGCAACGCAACCTGAGCAGCGGCGCTGGATCGTATGCGGTCACATTCCCGACAGCGTTCTACGGCACGCCAAGCGTGGGTATCACAGCGCAGGACATGGCGACGGGTGACTATTTCACGGTGGGTAGTATCAACAGAACTGGCTTTACAGTGACCTTCCGCGATAGTGGCGGTAGCATAGTGAGCAAGACCTTTGACTACCAGGCCGTCGGTCACGGCAGGCAGATCACCTAATGGCACAGGCAACTGACTACAACATTGCAAACCAGTCAGGCGCCAACTTCCGCGCTGAGCTGAACACGATCCTTGCAGCGGTCGTCAGTCAGAACTCTGGCTCCTCGGCGCCGACCACCACCTACGCGTACCAGCTTTGGATTGACACAGGCGCCAGCCCGAACCCACTGCTGAAGCTGCGCAACGGTGCAAACAGCGCATGGATCACGATCGGTGATGTGACCGTCGCCAACCTTGGTCTGGCTGCCCTGTCAGGTGCAACCTTTACGGGTGACATCACGCTCAACGCTCAGTCTGACCTGCGGTTTGCAGATTCTGATAGCAGCAACTGGGTCGCGCTGCAGGCACCTGCCACTGTTAGCAGCAATGTTACGTGGACCCTGCCCGCTACGGACGGCAGCAGCTCACAGGCACTGAGCACCAACGGCAGCGGCGTGCTGTCCTGGGCGAGCTTTGCGGCACTGGCCACAGCGCAGACGTTCACTGCTGCACAACGCGGCACGATCTCAGCGCTGACTGATGGCGCAACGATCACGGCAGACTTTGCACTGGCGAATAATTTTTCAGTCACACTGGGCGGCAACAGAACCCTGGCCAACCCAAGCAACCTGACAGCAGGGCAAAGCGGCGCGATCTGGATCACGCAGGACGGCACCGGCAGCAGGACCTTGGCGTATGGCAGCTACTGGGACTTCACGGGCGGCACTGCGCCGACGTTGACCACCACCGCCGCTGCTGTTGACTGCCTGGTGTATGCCGTGCAGAGCAGCACCCGTATTACCGCCACCCTGATCACCAACCTGAGCTGATGCTGGTCCCCGGTTCCGCTAACCCGCTCCTGCTTCGTACTGTCGCTGCCGCCGCCGAAACGGGCATCAGCAGAAGTCTGCGCTTCAACAGTAGTGACAGTGCCTACTTGTCCCGCACCCCCGCATCTGCTGGCAACCGCAAGACCTGGACCTGGGCGGGGTGGGTGAAGAGGAGTGGTTCTAATAGGGCTTGTCTTTTTAGTGGCGGAACAACACAGAGTGATACAGGTTTTACTTCGATTGAGTTTGAATCTGATGCAACACTTCGCGTTACTGGATGGAATACACTGTGGGCAAAAAGCAACGCTTTATACAGAGACTTTTCAGCGTGGTATCACGTTGTTGTTGCATTTGATTCGACCCAAGCATCCGCATCGAACCAAATCAAAATCTATGTCAATGGAAGCCAGATTACAAAAGCCACGGAAAATGCACTATCGCAAAATACAGACTACGGCATAAACCAAACGGCTCGGCATACGATTGGCGCTGTTTCCGAAGACGCTAATGCTTCATTCAATAATTTTTACCTAGCCGACTGCTATCTGATTGATGGGTCTGCCCTGACCCCCAGCAGCTTCACCGAAACCGACGCCACCACCGGCCAGCTTGTAGCTAAGGCATATACCGG